CATGTTTGTCGAGAGCGATCCCGATACCAGCTATCGCTTTTCCACCAGACATATCGCCGAGTGCTTTGTGTCCGAGGATGCCCAGGGCCGCGTCGATACCGTCTACAGGAAATTCAGACTGTCGGCCCGCGCTGCTGTAAAACAGTTCGGCGACGGTATCACCGAGAGGATCGAGCGCGAGGACAGGGCCGATCCCTACAAGCTGATGGAAATCATCCATGTGGTCCTGCCGCGTGACGACCGCGACAACACCAAAAAAGACAGGTCCAACAAGCCGTGGGCGTCGATCTATATAGATCCCGAGGAAAAGGTCATCCTGGGCGAGTCGGGCTACGACGAGATGCCCTATGTGGTGCCCCGCTGGCTGAAGTCATCGACTGAGCTGGGTTTCGGTCACAGCCCTGCAATGGCCTGCCTGGCCGACACAAAAATGTTGAACAAGATGTCCGAAATTACCATCCGGGCAGCCGAGAAGCAGATCGACCCTCCGTTGATGGTGCCCGACGACGGCTTCATGCTGCCTGTCAGGACGGTGCCGTCTGGACTGAACTTCTACCGTTCCGGCACCAGGGACAGGATTGAGCCGCTCAACATCGGCGCCAACCAGCCTTTGGGGTTGGCGATGGAGGACCAGAGACGCCAGGCGATCCGCTCGGCGTTCTATGTAGACCAGCTGATCATGTCGCAGAACCAGACCATGACAGCTACGGAAGTGATTCAGAGAACCGAGGAAAAGATGCGTCTGCTGGGTCCGGTACTTGGAAGACTGCAGGCGGAGTTCCTGCAGCCGCTCATCGAGCGGACATTCAACATTCTGAGCCGTGAGAAGGCGCTGCCCGCACCGCCCGAGTTCATGGCCGACTTCGACATTGAAATTGAGTATGTATCGCCCATTGCCAAGGCACAGCGCAGCGGCGAAGTGCAGTCAATCGTGCGGATGCTCGAGATGCTGGCACCTCTCCAGCAGCTGGAGCCGGGAATTACAGACTGGATCGACTTTGACGGGCTCGCCAAGCACGCCATCAGGGTGCTGGGAATACCGGCAGCGGTGGTACGCGGACGCGAGGAAGTCGAGATGATCCGCGCCCAGCGCCAGCAGGCACAGCAGGCCGAGCAGGAACAGATGCAGGCCATGCAGATGGCTGAAGCCGCAGGCAAGGCTGCGCCGGCTGTCAAGGCGGTTGGCGACATGGCGGACATGCCGGTCGAGGGCGAGGTGCCCGAAGGCGCTGAAATCATACCAGGGCCTGGTGCCGCATGACGCCGGAAGATTTACGGGCGGCGTACAGATTTATACTGGAGAGCAACGACGGCGAGGTGATCATGGAAGACCTTGAATTGAGGTTCCATATCCGCGCCCCGGTGTTTACCAGTGGTGACCCCCATGAAACCGCATTCCGCGACGGCCAGCGGAGTGTAATCCTGTTTATGCAGAACATGCTGAAAGAACCCAGAAACATTGAAGAGGAGAATGTCTAGTGGCTGACGAACAGGTAGCGGATGTCTCGCAAGAGGTAGCACCGTCTGTGATAATGAATGCAGACACACCTCCAACTGAAACAGCAACAACGGACAGCAGCTGGCGCGACCAGTTGCCCGATGATCTCAGGGATCACCAGTCGTTACAGAATATTACAGACGTTGGCGCCCTGGCAAAGACCATGATCCACGCCCAGTCAATGGTCGGTGCGGAAAAGATTCCCATCCCCGGCAAGTGGGCAACCGACGACGACTGGTCCGAGGTCTACGGAAAACTGGGACGGCCCGATGCCGCGACAGGGTACGAATATGATTTCGGCGAGGCCGAGGTCGATCAGGATTTTGTCAACGGGTTTTCCGATGTCGCCCATAAGGCAGGCTTGTCTGATCGACAGGCGAAGGCGCTTGCGGGCTGGTACATGGAACAGATGCCTGAGGCGGCGGACCCGGAAGCGGTCAGCCAGAATGTCGAGGCATCGAAGCTGGAGGCAGTGGCTGAACTGAGGAAGGAATACGGCTATGCCTTTGATGATCGCGTAAAGCTCGGCGACAACCTTCTAATTGAGTTCGGGTCTGAAGACCTCATGGACCTGCGTCTCTCAGACGGCACGCCCCTGATCAACAATCCGGCTTTCGTCAAGACGATCATAAATGCCGCTCATTATATACAGGAAAGTGTTTCGGAAGATAAATTAATCGGCGACAAGGGCTCCGGTGCCATCACGCCAGGCGAAGCCGATCAGAAACTGCAGGAATTGATGCGCGAGGACGGCCCCTATTGGGACCAGCGCCATCCGCAGCATGACAGCTACGTCAGGCAGGTGCTTGAAGCGCATGAGCAGAAGCACCCTAACGAAGAGGACTAATTCACGCCGGCAGACTGTCTGACAAACCGCAAGGTCCAGGCAGCAATCCGGCGCGACCAAGTCGGGATAAGCTTTTCGCCCCCGCAAATCCATAAACCCTGAGTCCACAATTCTGTGGGTAGCTCTTCATTTTAACTTAAAGGCAAGGAGCTTGTATGAGTACACAGGTAACTACAGCCTTTTCACAGCAATTCTCTACGAATATCCAGATGCTCTCGCAGCAAAAGGGTAGTCTTTTGAGACGAGCTGTTAGTGAGGAGTCAGTCGTGGGCGAAAAAGCGTTTTTCGACCAGGTCGGTTCGGCTACCGCACAGAAAAGGACGTCACGACATGCGGATACTCCGCTGTCTTGGTAACAGGACCGATATGCGGCAACGCATAATCGATAATCTGGTGAATTGCTGGAAACCCCTAACGTAAAGTCGAGGGCAATCAGCAGCGAAGCCCGAAAGGGAACGTTCAACGACTATCTCGCAAGAGAGTACGCCGCAAGCGCGGTGGAAGCGCCAGACATCCCAAGCGGATGATGATATAGTCTCGACCCTGGTTAAAGTCAGGGCAGCCGAAAGGCGGGCATGAAGTAGCGTCTCATGTTGAAGTAAACGGACACCCCCCATTCTCGTAGAATGGTCACAATGGATTCCTACGAATACGCTGATCTTATCGACGATCCAGATAAGGTTGCCATGTTGGTAGATCCGACGAGCAGTTATGCAAATGCTGCCGCCTATGCTATTGGGCGTGCGGTTGATGATTCGATTATTGCGGCGGCGCTGGGAACGGCGTATACCGGGAAATCGGGCTCGACTTCTACGAGCAACTCCAACAGCGTGGGCGTCGGTTCTCCGGCGGCTGGGTTGACAATTGCCAAGCTTGTTGAAGCCCGAAAGGCTTTCGACAACGGCAGCGTCGATCCATCGATACCCAAATACATCGCGGTCGGACCTGAGCAGATCGAAGACCTGCTCAATAACACCACGGTGACAAGTGCAGATTACAACTCGGTAAATACTTTGCCTATCTAGCTGGCGACAGTTAGACGAAACCTCATCAAATTCGGGGAAGTCTGTAAGATGGTAATCCCGAGCCAAGCCCGAAAGGGAAGGTGTAGAGACTAGACGGTGAGCATCCCAAGCGGATGAAGGGATAGTCCAGACCACAAACGGAGACATCCGGCGGGGAAACCCGTAGCTGGTATGAAAGGCACTTGTACAGGGTGAAATCGACACGTTCCTGGGCTTCAGATTCATTACCTCAACCAGACTGGAAACTGACTCCAGCTCATATCGCAAGGTTATTGCGTGGGCTGAAGACGGGATCAAGCTGGCGATGGGCCGTGATCTTATGTCCAAAATCGAACCTCGCGCAGATAAATCGTATTCCACGCAAGTCTATGTGTGTGCCACCTTTGGTGCCACCCGCATGGAGGAAGCCAAGGTATGCGAAATACTCTGTTCGGAATAGGAAAGGAGATAGCTAGATGACTACAAAAAATAGCACGCTCGTTTCCAATTTTATAGCGAGCCCACAAGTCTTCAGTCCCAGCTACCAGCTGGCTGGCGTAGCTAGAGTCGCTCAAGGCACGATTGCATTGGCAACGACTGATATCGACAACAACGATATCATTCACCTTGCACCTGTGCCTGTTGGCGCTTCTATCACGTCGATCAAGCTGGCATCTGACGACATGGACTCAGGCGGTTCTCCATCACTGACCTTCAATGTTGGCCTGTACACCACGGCCAGCACCCCTGTGGTCAAGGATGAGGATTGTTACTCCACCGCGATCACGCTCGGCCAGGCTGCTACAGCCTTCACCGAGTATGCTTTTGAGGTGCGTGACGTAAACGTCTGCGGCCAGCGCGTCTGGGAAGATGCGGGCGAATCCTCCGATCCTGGCGGACAGTACTACCTGTCCCTCACGGTCCAGGCAGCAGCTGCTACAGCTGCGGCTGGGGATATCGGCTTCATCATCACTTACGTTGTAGACTGATGAAATTGGGGGGCTGGCGATTGCGGCCCCCCAAACTTCTCTGACCGAAAAATTTGACAGGTGAACTATGGCAAAGAAAGCTAGACCAAAAAAAATAGTTACGTCCAGCGGAACCGAGGTAATTGACTCCGATGAAATTCGGGCACGAACCAATCGACCGAGCTGGGCCAAGAAAAAGAAATAGCCAGGTATCTTTACCCTGACATTGTGACGGCTGACGAGGCCGACAGTCTGTGGTGCGGACGCCTGCCGCTGACCCATCCTCTGGTTGAGCGAGTGGCAGCCCTGATGACCAGTGCGGCCATCGTGCCCCAGGCCTATGCCCGCGTCGAGGACAACCGGGACGGCCACCCCTGGCATTTCGATACCGGCGATTCCGGCCACATGCCGTGGTGCCGCTGGTCTGCCAGTGTTTTGCTGTCGCCGCCGGATACATTCTATGGCGGCGTGTTTCAGTTCCGTCATCCCGATCAGTTTGCAGACAATTATCTGGGCGCACTGATCTATTCCTCCGATGAGGAACATCGCGTGACACCTCACGAAGGTGTGCGAAAGGTATTGCTTATATTTTTAGGATCTAAAAATGGCCAGTGAAGTAGAGACAATAAATTCCGCGCTCAATATGCTGGGTGCGACAAACATCATTGCCAGGGATGAAGACACCAAGTCTGCGCGTGTAACAAACCAGCGTTTTGATGCTGTACGCGATGCAGTCTTCCGGGCACATCCCTGGAACTGCCTGGTCACCAGATCTGCCGTCGCCGCTGATAGCGACAGTCCCGCCTTTGACTGGTCTTACCAGTTTACTCTCCCCTCCGATCCCTATTGCCTGCGCGTCATGCGCCTTGATTACCTGGACATCGAGTTCCGCGTCGAGGGCCGGAAGATCCTCTGCGACGAATCCTCCATCAATCTGGTTTATCTCGCCCGCGTTTCCGATCCCAATCAGTGGGACGCACTGCTGAACGAGGCCATTGCTGCGCGTCTTGCAAGTGAAGTCAGTTTTGCCCTGGTGCAGTCCACCAGCCTGACGGCTAACCTGTATGCGCTGTATGAATCGAAACTGTCCGAGGCCCGATTTACGGATGCAACGGAAGGTACTCCAGGCGCTGTCACGGGCGTTACCAGCTCGGGTGCGCTGCAGAGTAACACGCTGATCAATGCGCGGCTTTAGGGTTTGCCCTAATGGCTAAAGTAAATTTCGCTTTTTCAAACTTTACAGCTGGAGAGCTGTCTCCCCGACTGGGAGGGCGGACGGATCTCGCCAAATATTATAACGGCTGTAATGTCATGGAGAACTTCCTGGTGCATCCGCACGGCGGTGCATCCAGGCGTCCAGGCACGCGCTATGTTGCTGACTGTAAGAGCAGTGCGGCCAAATCTAGGCTGATAAATTTTCAGTTCAACGTGGAGCAGGCGTACATTCTGGAATTTTTTAACAACGGATTCAGAATTTATAAGGACGGCGGGCAAGTGGAGAGCGGATCGCCAGCTGCAGCCGTCGAGGTCACAACCACATATACCACCGCTCAGATTCCTGATCTGAAATTCGCGCAGTCGGCTGATGTGATGTACATCGTTCATAGTGCCCATCCGGTGAGGAAGATCAGCAGGACATCGCATACAGCCTGGACGATCACGGATGTTGTATTCGCCCGAGGGCCGTTCCTCGACGCCAACACGACAACCACAACAATGACGGCCAATGCCAGGTCAGGATCATCGATCACGATCACGGCCAGCTCAGTTACCGGCGTCAACAGCGGCAACGGGTTTACCGCAGCTGTCGATATCGGCAGGTTTATAAAACTGCATCACGGCTACGCGAAAGTAACGGCGGTGGGATCGACGACATCGGTCACTGCCACTGCGCTCGAAAACGATAACTTCATCGAGGAGATAGAGCCTACCTACGCATCCAACACCATTGGGTTTGTTGAAGGCGATCCCAGTTCAACCGGCCTGGAACATAACGACCGCATCACCGACTCGGCCAAGCAGTTTGTCGAGCAGGGCTTTGAAAAAGGCATGACGATCACGGCGACAAATGCCAGCACCAGCGCAAATAATACTGACTACCTCCTGGTTGCAGTAACCGAGGATACATTGCTTTTGGCGCCATCCGATGACTGTGTCACAGAGGCAGCGAGTGCGACCATTACGCTGGTCGGCAAGCTGGTTGCAGACACAAGCTGGGCGCTGGGTGCGTTCCATCTGACGAACTTTCCATCAGCCGTTGCGTTTTACGAACAGCGTCTGGTGCTGGCGGCAACCAACAATCAGCCGCAGACACTTTTCTTTTCAGTCGGTGCGGACTTTGAAAATTTTACAGGAGGGACCAACGCCGACAGTTCGCTGACATACACCATCGGGTCGAACCAGGTGAACGT